ATCATATGGTATGTTGTTCGAAGTTGTTTCTGCTTCTGACTTTGTTACTGGCGAAAATTTTGTTCTGTCTTCCAACGGTGCTTTTGATTCGCCTTCTGGTGTAAACTTGAATAGAACAGTAGGTAAATATAAGAAAAAACTAGTTGGTAAAAGTACAATAACACAAAATCAATTACGTATAGTTCTCGGCTCAAATGTTGCTGCCGGAAAGAAAATCAAAATAAAAGACATACGAATATTTGAGATTGTAGAAGGAACAGCTTTTGCAGAGGATTTTGAAGAATATACAGGTGAACAGCTTTGTGATATGTACCCTTTTGATGATGGTATTCCACAGTTAAAAGAAGGAGAAATTAACATAAGTGATGTTACTCCTGTAGCGCTTGGATATGAGCCTCAATTAGGAGATTATGTTCGACTTGTTAAGGCGTTCACAGGAGATGTAGAACTTGTTAAAGATTACGATGTAACAGTTGAAAATCTTGAATTAGGCACAATATCATCAGGCATTCCTAGTAGTATTGAAACTAGAGCAAGGACACCAGGATATATTGAACTTAGCAGAACAGATACATTATATGTACCCGATGGATATAAAATGTTTGCAGCTTTGTATGATGAAAGGAAGAACTTCTATCATTCCACGCATACAATTATGGGAGGTTTCTTAACAAAAATAGAGCCTAAATTTGATGGGTTTGCTAAGGTCGTTGTTGCTAAAGAAGATGACTCACCAATAGAACTTAGCGAAGCAAAGTTCTTTGTAAAAAGAAGGTTACATGTACCAAATGTATTTTTAAGAGATATGAGAGATTTTATCCTTGAAGAAAAGTTCAAAGCTGCAATGGATAGTTTGGAATGCTATATAGAAGTGTGTGTTGATGATTACATCAAAGAAAATGGAATGAAGATTGGGGAGGATAACAAAACAAGAACAGAAATAAAGGACTGGATATTAAACCGCAATAACTTTTTGTATAATGGCAGGTTAAAGCAGTATGGGAAATATATTGTGAATAGCGATAATGTTCCCGTACCATTACAGGGAGTTGCGCTGTTCCATATACCAAACCTTGTTTATCGAGTTCATACATATAGTACTTTAAAATTACTCAAGTATTATGGTGTAAATATAATTCGTTTACCGATATACATGAGAACTTACACTGGAAGTCAATATATGTATGATGGGTTATGTTATGGGTACGACACACATTCAGCAGAAATAAAAGCAGGCATACAGGATATAGTTGCATGGTGTAAAGAGTTGGGTATATACGTACTAATAGATTGGCATGTTATGACAACTGATAGAAGTATTGTTGAATACAAAACCATAGCAGAGGAATTCTTTACATGGGCATCTACTACTTTCGCATTGGATGGTAATGTAATGTTTGAAATAGCCAATGAACCATACAAGGATACAGCAGCATCTATGCAAGACTATGCACAATCTCTAATAAACATCATTCAAGGAAATATACCTAATGCTGTTATTGTGATGGGGCATGGAAGTAATGGTGTAGGAGCACTATATACAATGCTTCAAGGTATAGGTAAAGAAGGTGAAGTGTTTATTTCCGACCATGCTTATGTGTATGATGAAACAGACGCATTAACAAAGTTCCAAACTAACTATGGTAATGATTATCCATTGTTCACATCCGAATGGGGTAACTCCGATTTAAGTGGTAATGGTAAAACGAATGACACTTTGGCACAGCAGTTTATTAATTGGCATTATGAGAATGCAATCCCAAACATTGCTTGGAAGTTCACTTATAGAGATTCAACAACATCATTACTTATTCCAAATAGAGAGGCGCAAATTGGAGATTACTTTAAAAATGGATTTTCTTTTAGTGATTTAACACATAATGGTATCTTGTACCTGACAAATTTCAGATACAATGCTTTCAGAAATTATATAGAAAGAGAACCAGTACAATAATAGGGCTATAATATATAGCCCTATTAAATAAGCTTTATTTTTTAACACTTTTTGCCTATAATGCAAAATGCAAAGGTTAAAGCCAATACAATAAAGCATGTAATAACTGAATAAAGTAATTGGTTTGGAATTGCGTAAAATAAATTACCAATTATCTTTAAAAATTATTAAATAATACCAATTATATTAAATTTATTAATTTATTTAAAGTATTTTGTTCGCATAAGGTGGTGTAATATGGCTTTAGTAACAAATGACACATTTCAGAAAATTGTAGGATACAGATTAGGAACAGATAAAAAATGGGCGACTGGCGGAGGATTTTTTGTTATACCTGTAAATTCAGGGGATTACATCACTGTTTACAATCGAAAGCTTATACAACTAGCTATAGTTTCAGACTTGGATTCATCGGATATTGTGATAGGCCAAGAGTTATCAAATATTCTATACTTCAAGGTTAAAACAGAATTAGAAGTAACGGGTTCATTCACTGCGCCAAGCAATTCAAAGTATCTATTAGTTTCAGGAGAAGATATTAATTCTAATTCTGTACTTGCAGACTGTGCTATATCGTTTCTAATTAATGGTGTAGATATTTTATACATCGAAGAACCAGAAGAGCCGGAAGAACGGGAACTCCCCCTACCTGAACCCTTAACAGTAGGTATAGACACTTATATAAGCTTATTAGATGCAAATACTTATATAAGGACTCATTACACTGCTGCACAGGCAGCAGTGTGGAATTCATTGTCTAATGCTGACAAAGATGCGTATTTGAGACAAGGATGTGCAAAAATAGATAGTCAAAGACTTGCTGGGAAAAAAGCCTCCCTAGCACAAAAACTTGAATTCCCTAGAGCAATATTTTCCGCTGCTGCTCACCGGTATATTACGCAAAAAGAGGTTCCAGATGCCGTAAAATCCGCACAAGTTGAAGAAGCGTTTGCCTTGTCAAAAGGAATTCCCAAGAGGCTGGAGCTTCAACGACAGGGGGTCAAATCTTTCAGGTTAGGCGATCTGTCGGAAGAATATACCGGAACTATGAATAATACACTGATTTCCGAAACATCAAGGCAGCTCCTACGGCCATTTCTTGCTGGAGGTGTACCAATATGTTAGATGCTTATTCAAATAACGTTGTAACTTTGGAATCTAAAACCGGTACAGAGTTCAACGGTACTCCTAAGTTTGCTGAACCTACTACTATACCGGCAAGAATTCAATATAAGCGAAAACTCGTCCGAAATAACATGGGCCAGGAAGTAGTTTCAGAAATAACATTGTACACCGAAGCGACAGTCAAAACGGGCGATAGGATTACGATAGGTGATGGCAAGCATATTGTAATAGCTGTATCAATACACAATGATTTAGACGGAAATGAAGCATTTCGGGAGGTGGTCTTGTGAAAGTTACAGCAGAACTTGAAGGACTTGAAGATATCGAAAAGTCCTTCAACAATAAACTTAAACAAGTCAAGCGTTACACAGCAAAAGCAATGGCTGATGTAACGCTTGATTTATTATCACGAGCTGTGCAGCTTGCACCAGTCGATACAGGGGACCTTAGGAGGAGCGGTTCGGCTAGCATAAACGGTGTTGAAGTTGCAAAAGGAAGCAAAGACGGAAATGCAAACGTTCTCAAGTCAGCTCCTGAAACTAATGCTGATGAGGTGTGGGGAGAAGTTGGGTTTTCAGTAGAGTATGCTTATGTACAGCATGAAGATCTATCACTCAACCATCCAAACGGAGGGCAAGCAAAATATTTAGAAAAGCCTTTTGTAACCAACACAGAAAAGTATATCAAACATCTAGAAAATAGCGTAGATAAGGCTATAGAGTACGGTGAGTAGTATGGCAAGTATGTTATATGATATAGCTGATTTTCTTATTGCAAAAGGTCTTGCAGTTGAAAAGGGTGTTGATATATTTGCTGAAACAATACCGGAAGCTCCGGATATATGCACTGTGTTGTTCGAGTATGCCGGCCGACCTCCAAACATTCCTTGTGAGCAAGTTGAAAGGTATTTTCAGGTTGCAACAAGGAATCCTGATCCAGATGCAGCAAGGTCGAAAAATTGGTCGATTTATAATGCTTTACACCCGGAAGAGCCGGGTGATAAACAGTCCCTTACTTTAGAGAGGTGGGGACTTATATATGCAGTAGATACACCGTCTAAACTCAAAATTGATGAGAATGGACGGTGTATTTATGTTTGCAACTATTTTATTCTAACTCAGAAAGGATGATTTTATATGGCAGAAGTAGGTATTGCTCTTGCACATTATGCAATTATAGAAGAAGATTCAACAACTGCATTGGTATACAAAAACCCGGTGAGATTATCAAAGTTGGTTGCAGTAGATATCAACCCAAACGTAGTTGAATCGGTTTTGTATGCAGATAATG